CCCTTTCAAACTTTACTTCATAATTCCTATCTGAAAACTCATATAAGAAAGTAGTCATTACAGTTGAAAAACCATCACTAAAGTATTTTAACTTACACATTATTGAAATTATGTCATCCCTGCTCATTATGCTACCGCCATTGCTTTTTCTTGGTCTTTTAGATATTTAATTTTAGCATGTAAAGAAGCCATACACTTCTCGAAGCAAGCTTTAGGAATGTCTTGAATGGATTCAGCATTAAAGGCCTTCTTAATCCAACTACGAAAGGATTTACTGCTTTCCTCGTCAAGAATGTTCATCAAGGTTGTTAATGCAATTATCTCAGCCTTTCCCATACGTTCAGGTTCTGGTTGTTTTTCTTGTGCAGGAGGTGGTGCATTATTCTCTTTTTGTGCCTGTTTTTCATATTTCCCTCTTCCTGATGCTGTTTCTCCATCATCATCTTCGGCATTTAGACCTAGCATAGAGTTAATTGAATACCTGCGCATATAAGTAAGTGAGGCTCCAATTCCTTGACTATCGGCCTTGGGATTGCATAGAGGTAAGTAAGACTTAATCCACTGTCCAGACTCTGGATGATGTAAAGTGGCTACCAGCATGTGTTGATTATTTATCATATTAGGATTGTGAAGCATTAACAATCCATGCTTAGCTAATACCGCTTCACTCAACTCTAAGTGAGCTCCTAGTGAAGCGTATTTTGATTTGTGAAAAGGATTTGCTGCGTCCTTTTTTACACTACTTCCCATTTCAGACTTTGCTTTCATAAGTTGAGTCAAGATAACATCAGATTTTTCGCTGATTTCTGGCAGTAAATTCAAATTTTCCATAATTTCCTTCCATTAAATTTTTGTTTTGATGATATTGGCGTTTTAAACAGTCTACGGTTTTTTCATGAAATGGGGGAGGCAGCTCCCCCGCTCCTTTTCTACATAAAGTCTCTCCAAGAAAGACCCAAGCAATCCATACACCCCGAACAGCAATGCTCTTCTTCAGGCTCTTCACTATCACTTTGACAATCATCTTGATCGACATCCTGATAGTCATCTATTTCTATGCCATGCATACTCATTATTTCAGCATGACTCCATTGTGCCCAATATGCGGATGTCATAGTTACACCCCATAACGATAGCTTATTTCTCTTAAGTCGTTAGCTTGCTTATGAAGCTCCCAACACATGTGCTCTAGTAAATGAGATGCATAAGAATTGTAATTCTTTGGGTCATTACAATATTTCTCTAAAGCTTCTGATGTAGCAGCGATATTGGCGATTGCTTTCTCTACTACGTTGGCGTCGTTACTCATATCTAGTCTCCTGGGTTTCGAGGAAGTTGGCGCTTCCTTTTGTTTTACATAAGTTCATATTGTTACATAATGTGCAATGTAAGTCAACTCTTTATCGTTATATCAGAAAAGTATTGTTTTTCCCATCTCTTCTTGATATACTGACCAATGTATCGCAATACCGGATTTTTGTCCATAAAAACAAATAAAAAAAGAGGATAAGGTGAATAAATTCGCAGAATGGATGAAAATAAATGATAAGAAACAGCGCGGTGTAGCAGAGAAGCTCTGCATTAGTACATCCACACTTCACGATATACTTCGGAAAGGACAAATGCCAAGCTTGCGCCTCGCTTATGAAATAGAGCAGTACACCAAAGGCGCTATCACTGTCTATGATTGGGTTGATCAACCCGAGAAGCAAACCAAGGCTATCAAAAAAACTATAGCTAAAAAGACCAATAAGTGAAAACCAGGTAAGGTTTTTAACCCTTCCCAGATTTCTTGCCAAACTTCCTTCATACATAACTCCCTCAAGGTCTGTAAATCCCTTGAGGTGAAGCTACTTAATAATAAAAGAACTTGCAAATTATTTTTAGTAAATATTATTAGAAATGGTGCAGATAACGCCAATTACCTGCACCGCGAGACTAGATATCAACAAAACGCCAACTTACCAGGAGGTAGTGGAACTCTTTTTTCGTGAAAGCTCACATATTCGAGGGGAGCGGACATTTATGCGGATTATCGTATGTTCTCCTCAATAAAAAAACAATAATTATTAGAGGATTATGCCGGATTATAATGAATTCCCCCCAGTAAAATACTTTACAAGAGTATTAAAAACTTGTCCCAAGTCAGCATTTTTATACATACAACTTTGGAAAAATAAAAATAGACATATGCATCTTGCACCCGCAAAAAATGCGGTTCGCAAAGAGTATCTCATCTCACCTACTATGTTTCGGAATCTACTTGCTCCCTTGATGTTTCTGAATCTGATCCACTTCATCGAAAGTGAAGAACAATTTCAGATTGACATCATAGGGTCGCAAACAGATGACTAATATAAAACTTTATTGCAGTACATGTCACGAATGTGATACTTTCAGAAATGAAAAAGCCCCGATTGGTAGTCGAGGCTTATTCCGCGGGTCATGGAGACGCGCCGATAGAGAAACGGTTTATGCCTCTATCCTAACATTCCATGTAAAAGCACGCAATACTTTTATGGAATGGTATGTCTGAAAAATTTCTACAGCTAAATATTGAAAACGAATTACATCATCCAGGTGACTGGCTAGCTATCAACCATCCAAATGCTTTCATTTTATTGTATTTTATTGCGCGAAGAGCTCGTCGAGTTACAGGTTTAATCGATGGTCTTGAAATCGGAATGGCTCAAATTGGAGATTGGGAAAAGATTGGTTTAAGTCGCCAAAATTATCGAACAGCTTTGAAGGTTTTAACAGCTAACAAATTCATTAAAATCATAGAAACAAACCGAACTCGCAAAAAAGCAACCACTGGCTTAACCACTGAAGGTACACTTGTAAGAATCTTAGATACAAGGATTTGGGATATAAATCCTAAATCACCTAACCACCGATCCAACCACTGCCTAACCACTGACCAACCACTGCCTAACCACGAAGAAGAAAGTAAAGAAGATATATCTAAAGATATATCTAAAGAAGAATTGTCTCAGTCTGCTGCGCAGCTTCGCTCAAAAGATAATTTGTCATTCGATTTCGAAAAATGGGAGTTCATCGGAATTTCCGAAAAGGACATTTCGGACTGGAAAATCATGTATACCCACATCGACCTTCAAATCGAAACCACTAAAGCTATCCAATGGCTGAAAAATAACCCTACAAGAAACCGCAAGAAACTATGGAGAAAGTTCCTAACAGGATGGTATGGACGATCTAACGACTCAATCGAAAACAAAAAAGCTTACCGATCTGCTGCCGGAAGCGCTTCAACAGATAAGCGAACAAAGAACATGGACGGAACCCCAATCAAGAGCCGAGCCGAGGAATTGTTCTAAAATGCCTAAAATAAGTGAATTAGATCAAAAGACTCCCGAGCAAATGGAAAAAATCATGCAGTTTTCTCGGAATCCTAAAGGTTTTTTACTGCTCGCTGGAGCCAATGGAACAGGAAAGAGTTTTGTCGCTGAGGCTATTTATGAAATACATTCTACATTCAAACTGCCTTGTTATGACCTGGATGAAGCTTTTTTCATCAACCAAGCTGATTTAAATGAACGATGGTTGCATGCGAAACACGAGAACAGCTCACTTGAACTCTTATCAAGATTAAAAAATACAAAGCTTCTAGTTTTGGATGATTTAGGTACAAAAACCCCTTCAGATACATTTGGAGACTTTTTATATGCTATAATTGACTATCGTTGGAACCAAAGGAGTACACTAGGAACCATAATCACAACAAATATGACAGGAAAAATTACCCGTGAACGATTTGGAGATGCTATTCTAAGTAGAATTGCTTCAGGAATCCAAATTCGTTTTGATGGAGAGGATCGCAGAATTATTGATTTTTAGTTGAATAAAGTAAATTTTATCGCTTAGAAATAAAAAACAGGAGAAAACTATGAGCGCATTTGATTTTGTATATCACGAAAGTTACCCAGAAGACGAATACATCGCAGAATCTGTGACTTTGTGCTTCGAGAATAAGTTTAGAGTGACATATGTTCGAAAAAAAGCAAAGAATGGCGGCATGTTTTGGGCAGAGATAAGCGCCGCTGTTACGAAGAATGGTGAAAAGAAATATTTGAAATCTTTTTCTCAAGATAGCCAATTCTTGGCCGAAGATATAAAAGCTTTTCTGGAAGGTCGTCAATGGGGTAATCAGGGAGGTAGTGTTGCGCAAAAAAGGAAAAGCGAAGATGACTTGCCGTTTTGATTCCATAATCCATAATCAGGATGGCTCTATTTCGATCAGAAAGGCCACTAGAATCGTCGATCGGGGAGCGGGTAAGGCAAAGACACCAACTAAGCGTAAAAAACGCCCAGTGGCCAAGATAACCATGAAATCGGAGTTTAGTGATGAAAGGGTAATAATTGATCTTCCGATTCAGACGGTGAGCGAAGCAAATTGTTTTGAACCTTGGCAAGTGAAACATGGAAGGCACAAAGCCCAACAGCGAGTTGTTGCTTTAGGGCTAAATCCTTTGAGGAATAAAATAAAATTGCCATGCAGGATTATGCTTACGAGATTTGCACCTGATGAGCTAGATACATTTGACAATCTGCCCATGAGCTTCAAATACATTGTGGATGCGGTATGCGCTATCATCACAGGTGAATACCGCGCTGGAAAAGCGGATAGCGACAAGCGGATAAGTATTGCTTGCGGTCAGGTGAAAAGCAATGAGTATGGAGTCAGGATTGAAGTGACATGGGACTAGATTGACCTGTGCAAATATATCTTTCGAGGATTTGCATGCGATCATTCAGATCGATGTATTTTCGTTTCAATTCGCCATGACTTGCAAACATGCTTTTACGCACTTTGTCATTGCTTTCTTTGAAATCTTTCACATCTTCGCGAAGGCAATCAACTTCTGTCTTTTGTTCAGTAAAAAAGTCTAATTGGCATACCATAAGAAAAAACCCCTCTTTTTTGCAGAGATTATATTTCCTCTTGCATTTATTTGCAATATCAAGATATTTATTCACAAAAGCGAGTCAAACAGGAGACTAGAATAATGTTAACGCCAGTTGCCAAAAGAATCTTAATTCAACCAGTAGAAGTCAAACACGGCACTCTACTTCTCACGAATCAAAAGCCATCTCAATTCAAAGTGATTGCTATCGGTGATGAGGTTACAAAAGTAAAGCCAGATAATATTATCTATCTCGAAAAGCATTACGGCGTAGAGATTGAGCATGAATCGGTAAAGTACTTTGTAATCGATGAATCTTCCATATTAGCAAAGCTTGACTAAATACTTTTTTATTACTTACGTTCAATTTTATGAGTGAACTTACCGTAATATTAAAAGATTCCGATCGTACCTATAGGCAGAAGTTTCTGATCTATGAGAAATTTACATTGTATCAAGATGATCCTGTGATACTGATGTGCATTGATGAAGCCAAGAAAAACTTTGAAGGGGAGCCGGAATTTGTCCAGATAAAAATTCATTTGGAGATTCAATAGATGGCCAGACCAAGAGTATTTTCTTTTTCAGAAGACAAGATGATTGAGTTGGGCCAGGAAATGGTTGAATATGTTAAAAAAAACAAGAAAACCATCTTACACTTATGTGAGTGGTATACAATTGAAAAAGGATTCACCTACAATGAGTGGAAGAACTTCATTGCTAAAGCTGAATTCTTTCCCTATTATGAGCAAGCACTTAAAATTGTAGGACTAAAGTATGTCGATAAAAACTCCAATGTTAGGGATGGCATCTCCCAAAGATGGCAAAGGGTCTACTTCGGTGACCTCAAAGAACAAGAAGACACAGACGCCGACAATAACGAGCTTCGCAAAGCTTCCGCCCTTAAAGGGGAGGCTAGAGCCATTGAGCAAGCCAAGCAAGAAGTTTTAGAAGAAGTCAACAGAAGCAAAAGGATTCCGAAATGACAACATTTAAAAATGAAATGCCTGGTGATATGGTAACTCTTGAAATGCGCATAAAAGAAGATGTAAGACATGTTTTGAGAGCAATGTTTATTTCTTCTGATGATAAAAAGAAGATGCTTGAAGATGCACTCGAATCGGCTATTAGTTCTGGAAACATTTTGAATGTTGTTGAAAAACATGCACATCAGGCTATCAATGAAGCTGTTCAAGAATATTTTAGTTATGGTGAAGGCGGAAAAGCTTTAAGAAAGGCTATTAATGAAGTTCTTTCTGAAATTATTCCACAGATTTTAAATAAGGACTATGACAATGGCTAAAGAGAAATGGATTCAAGGAGCTATCAAGCATCCAGGTGCATTGAGAGAAACTCTCGGTGTGAAGAAAGGTGAGAAGATTCCAGCAGCGAAACTTAAGAAAGCTGAGCATAGTAAGAATCCAAAAACTGCTAAGAGAGCACGTCTTGCTGAAACTCTCAAGAAGATGCATAAATAATCTATATAAAGTATAAACAATTTGATCGGTTACGGGGTGACTCGTCGTGGCTGGAACCCTTGTTATAAATCAACAAATGCTAAATGAATACATTCCGACTCAAGAACAGTTGAATGATAAACTCTGGCGTTTAACTAATCTTTATTATATCACAAACAAGAAAGGTGAACAGATTCTTTTTAACCTTAATTGGGCTCAAAAAGAACTGTTTTACAGGGAATGGCATCAAATGCTTGTGCTTAAGGCTAGGCAATTGGGTGTCACTACCTATTTCTCAATTAATTTCTTAGATGATTGTTTCTGGCATTGTAATACTAACGCAGGGATTATCGCTCATAGAAAGGAAGATGCTGAAGACATCTTCAAAAAGAAGGTTAAGTACGCATATGACAGAATGCCCCAATGGACGAGAACGTTTAACTCCGCAACAAACGATCGATCTGGAGAGCTCGCTTTTGAAAATGGAAGCTCTTACAGAGTCTCTACTGGATTTCGCTCAGGAACATATCAACGCCTATTGGTATCAGAGTTTGGAAAGATCTGCGCTAAATCCCCAGACGTTGCAAAGGAAATCGTTACAGGAAGTCTCAACACAGTTAGCTCAGATCAAGTTATTGCTATCGAGTCTACTGCCGAAGGACGAGAAGGATACTTCTATGAGTTCGCTAGAACAGCTGAATCACTTACCAATGCCGAAAATCTTTCAGCAATGCAACAAAGATTTTTTTTCTTTCCATGGTTTGACGAACCAGACTACCGAGAAGTAAGTAAGGAAATCATTGTGAGTAAAGATACTAATGAATATCTCGATCGAATAGAGATAGAGAGACAGCGTAAGATTGATGAAGAACAAAGACGCTGGTATGACATGAAGCTTCGGATGCTTGGCGATGCTATGAAGCAGGAATATCCATCTACGCCACAGGAGGCATTCGAAAGTGCGAATGAAGGACTTTATTATGGTACGCAATTGTCTAAACTTCGTGCTGGAGGCGCTGTATGTCGTGTACCTTATGACGATGCTTATCCTGTTCATACCGCTTGGGATATTGGCCTGGATGATTTTACTTCCATATTTTGCTTTCAAGTGGGTCGCGGGGGACAAGTTTCAATAATTAATTACTATGAGAACTGGGATGAAGGAGCGGCACATTACTGCGATTGGCTTAACAAACAAAAGTATAGACTTGGCCGTCACATCTTCCCTCATGATGCGAGAAAGAGAGAGGCAGGCGCTAAAACACAATATCTGGATTACGTTATTCCTTTATTGGAGGGCAAATTTGTTGTTTTGGAGATCAAAGAATGTGACAAGCTTGAAGGCATTCAAACAGTACGGAGTATGTTATCAAGATGTATATTCGACGAGGAGAAAACCGCGAAAGGTTATAAACATCTCGAGGCGTACAAAAAAGTATGGGACGATAGGCTGGGTTGCTATAAGAACACACCTTTACATGATGAGCATTCGCACGCTGCGGATGCCTTTCGGTATTTGGCGGTAGGGCTTAAAGGAATTGAGCGCAAAGACAATAGTAGTGCTGACAATGATTTAAAAGCAGTAAACAGATATTACGGAGTTTAATATGATAGATGACATACAACTTGACATTGGTGGTTTATTGAGACAGGCAAAGCCCCCAGCCCAAGACCATCTTTATAACGCATACGATATTCTTGAAAAAGGGGATTACGAAGGATGGACGGTATCTGACGCGATAGAACTTGCCAAAGTGCTTGCTCAAGACTTTCACACGTCTATGATGGGTCTAAAAATGCAAGAGATAAGAGACGCCGTTTACCTTATTGCCAATAATATCGAGCAGGGATTGGATCAATGACAACACCACAAAATCAACTGTATAACTTAGCTGATAGAGTAAAACGTTTGAGTGACATGTTTGAAGCTGATGAGAATGGCGCTACCTTTATTGACAGCATTAAGCAAATAGAACTGCAAATGGTGGATATCCTGGCATCGCAGAAACGACAAGAAGATTTAATGAATTTAATTGTGAAACTATTAGGTAAAGATGAAAAAGCCACAAAAAAGACGATCGCAAGCTGATGACCAAGACAAATCAGATGAAGCTTATCTTTTGATAAAAGAACTTATTATACTCAACGACCATATTGATATGAATCAGTTTGCCAGTGCTTGCTTTAGTATATGGGTCAACAGATTCCATGAATCCGATATATCTTATGAAGATTTTAGAGAAGAAAATATTAGAGCGATAGATTTTGCAAGACATTGGTTGGAGGAATAGTGCATGTCATTAAAACCTTGTATTGAATGCGGAAAAGAATGCGAAATTCTTCCTGTCCAACTAGGAGATTTGTTTACGCTTTGCTTGTTGTGTGTGTGTAGTGGGGAATGTATGTTTCTCATAGCCTATGAATTCATGCGTGACAATTGCCAGCATAAGCAGTTTAGAGGCAAACTTTATGACTTGCAGAACGAAGAAGATAAGAAAGAAAGAGATGATTGGGTTAAGGAAGTAACTGATGAATCTCTCAAAATGATGAGAGAGCATCTAGAGATTAATCCCAATATCTTATCGCATCCTGTTCCTACAACTATATCAGAGATGTTTGCAAGTCGTCCGGAAATTCCCTATAGCTGTAGTACAACCATGACATTCACAAGACCATGCATAGAGGATAGAATCAAATGGGCTAAGGAACGAGTTGAAGGAATGAAGAAGGAATTAAGAGAAGCTTTAAATGACTTAGACAAATTGGAAAAACAGGGATGAATATGCATTATTCAAATTTAGATGGTGATAAGATTTTAGACTGGATAAATCTAATAACCAGTACACATAATAATATCCTAGAAGGGAAAATGTTTTCTGCGGGATTCAATTTAGCCTGCCTTCAGCAATGCATGATTGAAGTGCTAAGAGAATTAGAAAAGAGAGACAAGGAATTTAAACGATGAGTGAAGATAGCGGAGTACGTTTCTTATTGGATGATGACAAAAAAGCAACAAACTTTATCTATCGGCCAACAAATGTGGGATCTCCTCAAGCATAGAATGCCACGTTAGGTGTGAAATTCGCACAAGGAATACACATACTCGATCCGTGGGGATTTGCGCTTAAGTTCCGTACACGAAAGCAGCGCATAGTATTTAGACTTCAGCATCCTATCGTTTACTCAAAGAGAGGAATTCTGTGTCTTTATCGCAAAGTTAAACGCTTTTTCTTTGGAGATCCTCCAGCGATTCTTTGCAGACAATGGAAAGATAAGAAAGATTTATTAAAACAATACCCAGAGGAACAAAACAATGGAAATAGTACAAGATGCAAAGCCGGAATCAGGTCTAATAAAAAGCAAAAGAACTCTACACAGCAGGATAAAGGAATGCATCGATGACTTGCAAAGCGTAGATATGCACTTTCCCTTTTCAATGACCTTTCAAGAAACTATGAGTAGTCCTCTCTTTACAATCACAATTGAAAAGAAAGAATCTGATTTCTTTGTTGATGAGAAAGGGCAAAAGTGGGTAAAGGCTTTATGAAAGAGCCCAAATATAGCATCTGCGTCTATGAAGACCATGCAATAATTAGAGGATGGTTGCCAAGTGATGTATTGATTCTTCTGCTTCGATTATGCAAAAAGGAAGGATTTACGTTAATAACTCGCCCCGATGATGGTATTCCAGGATTTAAATTGGTGAAGAAATGAAATCCTATTGTAACTATTGCGATCCAAAGATTTTTACTGTTTATGGATTCTGCAAAAACTGCAAACGAAGATGCGAACCTCCTCTTTATGAACCTAAGAGCAAAATGAGTCTTAATGATTATGAAGACTATAAAGCTCGGTGGAATCAAGAGCATCCAGATTTAGTCCTGGACGCTATGCGAAGAGGTGAAAGATGACAGACTGGGATCTACTCAGACAAATGTGCCCCAAACTTTATAAAGAAGGCATTTACTTTGAATGTGGTCCTGGTTGGTATAATATTCTGCGTGAACTCTCGATTAAAATCGAGGAAAAGATAAAGGAACATGCGGAAAAGTACCAAGATGTAGAAGGCGAAGAAAATGAATATTGTGAAATGTATGCTGTACAAGTAAAAGAAAAATATGGCACATTGAGTTTTTATATGTCATGTGCAACAGAAGGCATCTCAAACCTGATCGACGAGTATGAAGCCATATCTGCAAAGACATGTGAGAACTGTGGTGGTCCCGCTAAAATCCGTGGTAAATCCTGGATCGAAGTAAAATGTGATAAATGTTACGAGGAGAAAAAATGACTAATGAAACGACAAATGAAATATGTACAATTGAAGCATCACCACAGGCGCTTGAATGTGCGCCAAAACCTAAAATCAAATCCAAAAGAGATATCTTTCGTTTTGCAGGTGAAAAACCTACCGCCATCAATCTGGAGCACGTTACTCAAATGGGTGTGGAAGGGAAAAGGATCACGTTCCAATTCTATTCAACAGCCATGTTCATTGACTTGGCAGACGAAGCTTCCGCCTTATCTGTATTCGAAGTTCTTCTCAATGTCTGGGCAGGAGAAGCGCAGTAATGTTCTGGAATGACATTAAGGAAATGAAAGAGTGGATGGTCACTATTGCTTCTCGTTTGACTGATTTGCAAATGAAAATGGATGGGATCATTCAAGAGCAGGAAGATCGGGATTCTATTGACCAATTAGCTGCAAAGACTATAGATAAATGTCAAGACTACATGAAGAATGTAGAGAAGCTAAATAGCATGATCAATGAACTTAAGGGCTGTGTTGCATTGGCTAGATCCGCCCTTGAAGAACGCAAAAATATAGAGAAAATTGTAGCTATTTGTCAAAAAGAAGAGAAAAAGTCTCCTAAAAAGCGAAAAACAGTTAAGAAGAAGGGGTTTTCTGTGGCCCCTGAATCCGAATAGTTCTAATCGAATTATCTAATATTTGCACAAATAGATTTCTATAAAACATCACCTCAGTGAGCGTACTGCATTGCGATAGCATGCAGTTTATACATGCACTCATGAGCGCTGACAAAGCAAGATTACCATCATTATCCTTAAGAACATGATTAACATATGACTCTATTTTGTTAGTCATTTCCATGACGTCCATTAAGTCATCATGTGGAATCTGTGGTCTATCCATGATTAGATCCTTGCCTATAATAAATTTTATCGTACAGGATAAAGTTAATTAATATCTATGGTGAAAAATGCGTAATCACGATCCAATTTTCTGGCCAGAAGACTCATTAAACTTATCTTTACGCCAGGGTATGGAGAAGAACTACTCTGATAGCATTAACATCTTGCAAGCACAATGGTATCAAGCAGATTTAAATCAAAGATTCACAATTAATGACCAAGAGGTGTGGGGCCTAATATTCCCAGGAGTCGCAACTTATCGAAGGAAGATATGGAATTTCAATATAATGAATCCGATAAGCGAGGCTATCAGCGGTCAGCAAAGACAGACAAGAAAAAGCTCAGCAGTAATTCCCATTCACAACGGACTACAAAAAACAGCCGACCAATTCACAAAGTGTTTATACCACAATCACAAAAATGGTTTCCATCAAACTTTTTCTGATTGCTTCCAACTAGGTGCAATTATTCAGGGACTTGGTTTCATGTATATGTATGGAGACAGTACAAAAGATCCTGTGAGTCCAGACCCTCGCTGGCGATATGTGGATATGAAATCATGTCTCTTTGATCCCTATTTCCGTAAGAAAGACATGAGTGATGCAAGATTCTGGTGGGTAAGAACTTTCTTCGATGCACAAGAAGCTGCCCTTATGTATCCCCAGTTTGGGGATGAAATCTTATCTCTTCCTAAAGGAACTTATCGAGATGACAAATTCTACTACATGCCAGAAGTCTACCAAATCCAATTCCCGAATCTCATTGCATTCGATGAGTATTGGTATCTTACTAGCCGTGAAGCTACTTTCCTTGTCGATAAAAAAACCGAAGAATGTCAAGAGTTCCAAGGAACTCCCGAACAACTGAAGGAAATCATGCAGGCTTTCAAAGGAAAGCTAGCAGTGATGAAAAAACAAGTTCCAACAGTAAGAAGAAGTATTATCCTAAACGATCGAGTGATTGTTGATGAGCCTAATCCTTACGGCATGGATAGATACCCCGTAGTGCCATTGCTCGCTTTTTTCACAGCAGATACCCCGTATTATGCGTACAAGTTCAATAGTCCAATGACCATGCTTCGTGATTGTCAATACCTTCTAAACAGACTAAAAGTCTCTAACTTAGAAATTCTTGATGCTCAACAACAGGGATTGAAGGTTAAGAAAGGCGCCCTTGTAACACCAGAAGATGCGCTTAATCAAGGTCATGGTCGAGTGCTTTCTATCGATCCAGATTTCCAAATGGATGACGTTCAGGCAATGCCAATTGTTCCTCCTTCACCTGTTATGTTACAGATGGAAGAGATGCTTAAAGGAATATTCTTCAACATAGCTGGTATCGATCCAAATGCCATGGGCATGGATATTGATGATAAGGCTGGTATCATAACCATGATGAGACAAGCGGCTACTGCTAGAAACCTTCAGCGATTATTCGACCAAGCTGATGAATCACAAAGGCTATGCGCCGAGATTGAAGTCGAATATATGCAAAAGAATTGGACTTATGGAAAAGTTCGCCAAGTCATTGGAGAAGAACCCACAGCAGAATTCGATAACAAAATCTTCTTCAAGTATGGCTGTAAAGTAGTGCAAGCAGCACTTACAGAGACACAGCAACAATTAGAATTAGCTCAGCTTCTTCACTTCCAGTCACTTTATCCAGATTTAACCCCACCAGATGAAATCCTTGAATGCTTAACGATCCAAAATAAAGATCGCATCATGGAAAAGGTTATGGCTAAACAAAAAGCAGTGGCCGAACAACAGCAGAAGATGGAAGAGCTACAGATGCAGCAAATGCAAATCGACAACATGACGAAAGTGGCTTACGCTCATAGTCAAGAGGGGCTAGCCAAAGAGCGTGTGGCTAAAATCCAAACGGATTCGGCTGTTGCTCAAGACAAGTTACGCCGTGCTCATCAAGAGGATACAGCGAGCTTGCTGAATATTGTCAAAGCGCTTAAAGAATTAAAAGGTATGGACTTAGATCACCTCATGCAACAAGTCGAAATCTTAAATACTTTAAGTCCTGCTGCAAATCCAGAAAAAGAAGTAGTTGCAAGTAATCAAAATGTTGCATGAAAATAAAATTAAAGATGCTTGAATAAAGGAGCGTATCTATGGCTAAGAATTATGGTGGCCGTTCTGAAAAAGGTCAGGGTGGTTACAAAAGTCCTGGTGAAAAAGGGACTTCAGGTTCAAGAAATGGTGGAATGCCTAATGGAGACATGGCTATGGCTGGTCTTAATCAAGGTGATATGTCCCCAAGAATTAAAGACTATCAAAAACCTAGCAAAGACTTTTCTCAAGAAGGATTTAGCAAGACTTTGGATTATATCGATCGTCAAGATAGATTCCAAGCTGAAGAATCTTCAACTGTCGAGAAGCAAGCTTATCGTGGGAGATATTCCTAATGGCTAAGTCATCATCTTCAAAAGATAGACCAGATAGGATAGAAATCCAGAAAGGTCCTATCAGCATGGATGAGCAATATTCTTTAGCGTTTCCAAGAGAACCTCAAAGAACGCGCGAAGATATGCAAAATCTAGAAGATAGACGAGCTGGAATGACTCTTACTAAGCATGAGCCTAAAAGATAGTCGGTTTGGCTACTGAACCATCAAAACCAGTAGCATTTTATTTCTTCTGGCATGTTAGCTCAGTAACAGAGCGCATCTGGTTCCTGAAAAGAACTGGGTGAGGTCGATAGTGTAAGTCTATCACGTGCCCTTTTTTCCTAAAATATATTTGTTCTATATATTCCTCTTATGTATGTTATATATTCGATATATAACAACCATATAGAATACGTATGATCATTGTAGTAGGCGGCATCAAAGGCGGCAGCGGGAAAACCACGATAGCGACCAATCTTGCGGTGTTGCATTCAATAGATAAAAAAGTTTTATTAGTTGATGCTGACGAACAAAAAAGCGCATGGGATTGGTCTCAACAAAGAGATGCAGTTCGACCTCCTGGACAAAGAGGAGTTTTCTCGACTGTTTGTATGTCAGGTAAGACAGTCTTTTCAAATCTGATCCGAATGAAAGAGGACTACGATACTATAATCGTAGATACTGGTGGAAGAGACACTACATCTCAACGCTCTGCTTTATGCGTGGCAGATAAACTCATCCTTCCTTTTAAACCAAGCTCGATAGACATATGGACCATGAGTCCTATCAAAGTCATTCTATCTGAATGCGTCAATGAACTACTAAAATCTTATGCAGTTATCAGTCAAGCTGATCCTATAGGAAAGGATAATCAAGAGGCTATCGAAATTCTTAAGGAATTCCCTGAAATTCAAACCTTAGACTGTACCATTGGAAACAGGAAAGCATTTAGAAATGCAGCTGCTGAAGGTCTTGGAGTATGCGAAATGTATCCCATGGATAAAAAAGCATGTCAGGAAATGCAAACCATTTACGAGTTAATATATACCTGATATATACGAGATGTATAGAATTTATATAAAAAACATATGGAGATTATATGGCTGTTAAGAGAAAAGCTTCCCCAGCTGTGAGTAGTTTTATTGACAAAGGCGCAGATGTGAAGACAACAAAGGATAAAGAGTTTAAAAACATTTTAATCCGCATGCCAATCAGCGTATTAAGTGAATTAGATGCATGGGTTGAGAAAAAACCCTGGATTAACCGTACACAATGGATTGTGGAAGCTATACATGAAAAATTAACCAATGAGTGGATATAAAATGGATATTAAAAATTTACCGCCTTCACTGCAATTCATTTTTATGGCGATGATGAAGTCAGCAATAATTGTTAAAGAAATTGGAAAAGACAAGAGCTTTTTTATTGATTTTGCAGAAGAGATATGGAACTCAATGGAAATGTCTGATTTCAACACATTGAAGGAAATAATTGAAGGAAAAATGAAAGACGACATTGAACCATATGTCGAGAAGTATATCAAATCTAGGAAGAGTAATGTCAGGTGAATGTGATAAATGCGGTGAGCATACACTTGATTGTAGATGCGCAGGTAAGTGCTATAGCATATACTTACTTGCGCGTACGTGCGGTTCTGGATGTCCTTGCCGGTTTAATAAATACTACACTCATTTAAACCTATTGAGAAATAAGATGAAAAAAGATCTATTCGGTGGCATAGACCCTCCCGCAGAAATACCAGAGACAAAATATATTAATGTACGTGGACGTGAAGAACACGAGGCTATCATCAAAGATGCAGCCTGGTGCGAAGAACTAGGCTTAGATCAAGTGTACGAAACTCTCGTATACTTGAAACGATGGGGAGAATGGTTAAGCAATTAAGATTTTAGTTCCAGGCTTCTCCTTTTCTGGAGAACCTAGCAAATAATCACCACAATACACTTCATTTTCTATCCAATTGCCAATATCATCCTTTTTGAAACCAAAATACTCAAGCTGTAGGTTTTCCCATCGCTTAATGTTTTGAACTTGTTCTGGGTTATAAAGACCTGGATTCATCAAAATATTCATCATTTGCGATCTGTGTGGTAATTCCCAACAGAAGTATACAGTCCCACCTGGATAGACATGGAAAACCATGCTATCTTGCTCGGGATAAGGTCGGTACTTGGTGATTTTTCTAATGCGCACGAGTCCTCTCTTGAGCATCATGTCATATTTCTCATATATGGCTAGGTAGAAAGGCTTACCTGCCATTTCTTTTTCTCCCGCTTCGATTGCTTCGTTTATGTCTTTGACTAAATCTTTTTTGATTTCGTTACTAACATCCCCTATAACTACTCCACGCTCACCATTTATCTGAGCATCTCTATAAATAGCACCAGCAGTTTTTCTTGTTGGGTCTATCAATGATTGATTGTCCATTATTTTTTCTCCCCTTTTTAACCTACTTGTCTAGTCCAATGATTGTTTAACTGATGCTTGTGTCCCTTTTCCGCACATTCGCATGAGCAAAACACTGTTCGTTGGCGTTTTTTTAGGTTTTTTTTGTTGATGATTTCATTTCCGCAGGTCCGGCAATGGGTAGGATTTGACGTTCGCTTTTCAATCGTTTTTTCAATCTTTTGGCGATACATACACTTGTAACAAATATTTTCGCTTTTTATAAAATCTGTAACTAACATATCGATTTTACAACTATAGCAAATCAAATTCACCTCACTTTTATTTGACTTATATTATTTTTATTTTACAAAGTCAATTATAAGGCGTAGTGAAGATGGATAAGCCAACCATCACGGCGTAAATGTGGGTCTAGCCGACCACCAAACAAAGAGGAAATTCATGACTGAGATTGATAACCAAAACAGCGCAATTCAAGAGGTAGCACCTCAGGTTGAAGACCAAGTCAATGAAGTGAAAGAGACACAACAAGTTCAAGAGCCGGTTACAAATCAGCACTTGAAGGCGATGCGTCTTAAGAATGCCGAGCTCGAAAGAGAACTGAAACAACTACGAGAGAATCAGATGCAAATTATGCAAGCGCAACTTGCAAATTCAGCATCTGTTCGTCAAGAGGTTGATGAGTTTGATAAAATCGGAGCAGAAGAGTTCATTCCTTTTGGTAAGGTGAAGGAACTAACTGAGAAGAATTCTCGGAAGGTCCTCAAAAATGCCGAAGAACTTGTAGATAAGGCTGTCGAAAGACGTCTTAAAAAAATGCAAGATGATCAATTTCTAGACCGCTTGAATCGTCAGTACTCAGATTTCTCCGAGATTGTCACTCCAGAAACTTTATCAATTTTGGAAGAAAAGGAACCTGAGTTAGCGGCGACGATTGCGGACTTAAAAGACCCGTATAAAATCGGAGTTCAAAGCTATAAATACATTAAAGCGATGGGACTTTTTCAATCAGCAAAAGAGGTTAGGAGAGAGAAGGAAATAGACAAAGCAATTGCAAAGCAAGAGAAGGCGGTAACGTCTCCAATGGCTTTCGATAAGCGGCCTATTGCCCAAGCCTTCCAACTTACTGATGCTATGAAGAAAGACCTTTATCGTGAAATGCATGGATATGCCTCATTAGCTAGCTCGGTTCCCGAAATGACTTAATAAGTCAAAGGGAACAACAATATGACAGTATCAATCGCATCGTTGCCACCGCAAATTCAACAGCGGTACAACGCAAAATTGCTGTCAACTCCAGAGCACAACTTGATTCACCAGTTGTTTGCTACGCCAGTTGAGTTGCCAGACAATCAAGGGTTTATTGATCGTCAGTCACGTTATGACAGGTTAGACCTGTTTGAAGTGCCTCTCGATGATGGACAAAACAATCCTCCACCACAACAGCTTAATCGCGTTGATGTCGATTGCCGTGTACGTGTCTATGCGACTTATATCGTATTGACTCGTCAGGTCACAATCACCAACGAAGATCCTATCCTCAATAGTGCTGCGGCCCGTTTAGGACAAAGTTTGAGAGAAACTCAGGACGCCCTCCAAAGAGACAATTTGGAAAGTTCTGCAAGTTTAATCAACTGCGTAGGGGGTTCTAATGGTGATATTCCTACTGAGATGACTATCTCAGACGTAGATGACGTATTCACAGTGCTCCAGAACAACTCTGGCGAGTATATTACTAACATCGTGGAAGCGGAATTGCGTTTTGGAACATCACCGATTGGTGACGCCTACGGATGCATGTTGACCACTAGAATGATTCCAGTGCTTTACAACATGACCGGATTCATCAAGAAATTCCAATATCCGAACATCTCGCAAACGTTGAGCGTCGAGATCGGTGGAGCAAACAACGTACGCTTCTTTGCTTCTGAGCAAGGTTCTGTCACTCCAAATGCTTCTATGCTTGGAAACGACATTGCTAACTGCTTCGTTGCAGCTAAAGAGGCTTACAAAGTTGTGTGGCAAGCAGGTGGTAAAGCTCGCTTTATTTATCTGCCTCCTGGTTATAACAACGACCCATGTATGCTCCGTCATACAGCAGGTTGCTCGTTCTACCAAGGGCAATGCATCACTAATGACCTCTGGATCCAAAATTTACGTTCAACAGGTATTTAAGGAGGTCTTATATGTTGCCATTTTCTTTTATTGGGTCTTGGACCTACACAAACGCAGCTACTCCAGTAGCTCAGAATATTCCTATGACTGCAAAACCTGATTGGGTTTTCGTTAAGGATTTGACCAACTGGGGAGCACAAACCACAGCAGCCAATCCTGTCTATTCCGAATGGTTTAGCTCGATGGCTCAAGGTTCCTACTTGGCTATGGGGCAACCAAGCTCCACTGGTTCAGGTGTCGCTCTTTATGCTTCTCAAGGCACATCTGGCGGCTTTACTTTCATTGACCAAGCTAATCCTCCAACTTTCACAAGAGTTGCTGTGACTACCGTCAATGGAACTACTTTTGTTGTAGCCACTGCAAACACAGCTGGTCTATCTGTAGGCGATCTTGTTCGTTTGATCAATATCACCGGCGGACAACAAATTAGTGGTTCAAACCTTTATCAAATCACAGCTATTACAACTAACACAAGCATCACGCTTGGTTATGCTGCATCAGCTGCGAGTGCGGGTCTTGTTGTAGCTAACGCCACAACTGGGTTCTATCAAAAGGTTTATCCAAGCCAGTTTCTGCCTAACACATTGCCAGTTGCCTACATTACTCAAGCAACTCAAGCGGTCGTGTACTTCTTCAGACAGAATCCATACACACCAGGAGAACTTGTAGATTTCCAAATCCCAACGCCTTACGGAATGACTCAATTGAGCAATCTGACAGGTAAATCGGGAAGCGGTCCATTTACAAACAATCCAGCTGGTGCGGCTAGGGTGTTGAGTGTCACTAACTCCGCAACTGTTTCTTCTATCACCATAGATGTAGACACAACCGGATTTACTGCATTCCAATTCCCAACATCTGCGGCTTTCGCAGGTGGGCCATCTCCAGCAATTTGTATGCCGGCTGGTTCAGGTGTTGTTCCTCTTAACGGAAGTGCAACAATTCCTGCATCACCTCCAGGAACAAACCTAGCTGATGCATTCGACAATAGATCGCAATACATCATGAATATAGGTCTTTCTGCTGTAGGGGTAGCGAGCGCCAACATGCAAGTGTTTGCGTTTAAAGCTGATTTCGTCAACGGAATCACTAATGCGTAACCAAATGGAGGGGGAATTTTTGTCCCCCTCCTTTAATTAAAGGATTAACTATTTATGGAAGTTAGAGAATTAAATAAGAAGTCACAGAAGACGATGCCTGCTCAGGAGAGAGACGAACTCGTGAAAAAGATGCGCAGAGAAGATGATAAGATTGTCTCTGGCATGTTTGAGTTTTTGGATGCTCAAGGCGGATGGTTTGAGTTTGCCTATAGAAAGTATCCAGGTGAACCCATTCAAATGATTAAGATGATTCACGGAGAGATTTGCGATCTTCCCATGGGACTTATTAAGCATTTGAATAATACAAAGAAAAAAGTCAGACGCTATTCGATGGAATTGCCAGCAGGTGGGCAACGACCACCTCGCAGTTATGAGACTATTTCAAGATTGAGATTTACCCCAACGAATGTATTGTAATGTCGAATTCCAGTCCAAATGTTGTACCAGGCGGGGCCAGTAATTATGGACCTCCTTTTGGGGCAGATTTTATCCCGAATTTGCAATACATCACGAATATTACTCAGTCTTTTCCAGCTATTGTTACTTTCGAAAGCGATCATAATTTTACAGTTGCGGAATGGATCAGCTTTAGGGTTCCCCCTCCTAATGGCATGATTCAACTTAATAATCAAAAAGCAAAAATAATCTCCATTACGCCGACGACTGTAACAATAGCACTAGACACAACTAATTTTTATCCGTTTATATCTATAGAAGACCCACAAATTCCTTGCGTAGCAGTTCCGGCAGGTTCGGGAATCATACAGGGAACAACGACGGTCACTTTAGAAGATGCTTTTGATAATAGGCCGGTGACTTAGATGACTACTTTTGTACCCACATATCCTTTATATCCAACTCTTGCAAACGCCGTCACTAAAACGCGAAAACTCACGGGCTCCAGCAATTCCTTTCAGGTAACGGATTCTTATATTGTGCAGCAAATGCATAGTTTTTATTCTTATGATTTGCCAGCAAAATTTAGATCTTTAAAATTAAAAGACATTTATACTTTTACTACTAATATTGGACAAGATGTTTATCCATTTAATAGTGAATTATATATTACAGTTAACCAACCTTGTTTTTGTGCTAAAAGAGAGATTAAACTATTTAATAATCCTTGGAGCTTTTATGCAGCAAATTTCAACTGGCAACAATTTACTATTTTCGCTACAGGCGATGGAACAACAGGTTCTCGAACTGAGGCCATATCAAATATCACGAATGCGACTAATGCTGTTGTAACATCTGCAAATCACGGACTTATCTCTGGCATCACCGTTATCATCAATAATGTTGGTGGAATGACTGAAGTCAATGGAAATTCCTACATAATTACGGTCATAGATGCCAATAGCTTCTTTTTAAACGTTAATTCGACTGCCTTCGGCTTTTACACATCAGGAGGCTCTTGGTATTCCTCACCATACAATGGCTTCACCACGGCCTTCCCATTCATTGCAAGTGTCAACAATGACCCTGGAACTCTTTCCAATCGCAATCTTTTCTTTCCTCAAAGTAGAGTTCAAAACATTCTTATCACAGCGAATGTTGTGGGTGCTAATGGAATAGGTCAGACTCAGAACGTTACAGATGACGGTCAAGGAAATCTCATTCAAATCTTCCAGACTTCCAATAATGGGAATCAAGAATATGGATGGACTTACTATAGACAGTATGCGTCTTCAACTCCTACACAACCAGGAAATGCCACAATTAATTATCAAACTGGAGAGATCACAGGATTGACATTTGCCGAATCTATTCCTGCCGGTACTCCAATTCAAATTCAATACAATCCTAAACAATTCTCTATTCCTCTCGCAATCATGTTTTTTCAGAACCAGTTCACGCTTTGCCCAACGCCTGATGCAGGTTACACTATAGAGCTCACATGTTATCGTCAGCCAATACAGGCATTATTAGCATCAGATATGTCTGGTAACCCAGAGCTTTCGGAATGGTGGGAGATTTTATCTGTAGGAGCCGCTAAGAAGATTTTTGAAGAAAGGCTAGATTCTGATGGGGTTATATTTATCGATAAGATGCTTAAAGAGAGATACGACATCATTGAGACAAGAACCTATGCCCAGATAGGACAAGAAAGAATTGCAACGATTTATACCGATCAACTCACAGAAAATTACGGAAATAATGGTCAAATGTCAAGTTTTGGGTCTTTATGAAGAACAAGAAACAAGAGAGTAAATCTCAAAAGCTTCCCGAGATTAATAAAAAAAAGAAGCTTAAATCTTTGCCAAATAAACCTATTCCTATGGGTGGTGGTCCATTTGTGGGAAGACATACTACAGGATAATTGATATGGCCGTCATTAAGGGAAAAGAAAAGAAATTAAACAAACCTCTTTCTCCAGCGAATGCAAAGTTGAGTAAAGAGTCCAAGAAGAAGCTCCGCAGACCTCAAGATTGTCAACCCATTCCAACCGTTTGTGTAAGTTAAGGGAGAATGAAATAAATGCCTATTCCAACATACACCCAAGGATATCCACCGGATGGTTCTTCTCTTGGTCAGACAAAGTCTACGATACGAAACAATCTTGATGGGACTTTTCAGACACTCAATGTCGACCATGTGAATAACAACGGTCAACCAGGATCTCAGCCTCCTGGATATCATACCATCATCCATCAAGTTCCTCAATCTTCGGTTTCAACGGTTGCTAATTACAATCAAGTGTTTTCAGGTGTTCCTGGAACTTTGATCGTTAATGGAGTTACAACGCCTACTATTCCACCAGGTGGTGATCAACAACTCTATTCCTTAACTGGTGCTGGTAGTTTGTCTCAATTGACGGGGCGTCTGGCAAGTGCCAATGGCTATTGTTGGTGTGGAGGAATGCTATTTCAATGGGGAGTTACTACGGCTTCTACAGGAAATATCAACGTCGTCTTTCCCGTTGCATTTCCTAATAATGTCTTCAATGTTCAAGCCACACCTTTAAGAACTTTGGGAACCTTTACTACTAACTTTTCAGTGACCAGCTTAGTGAATTCTGGATTTACAATTAATAATGCCAACAGTTCAACCACTTCATTGGCTTACTACTGGTTTGCCATAGGTAATTAGATGACGAATGGGATGCAAAACGTATTAATTGGTGGCTATCCTACAGGTGGTCTTACTCAAGATAGGAAGCCTGCACTCCTCGCCAATGAAGCATTTTCCGAGCTGCAAAACGCCTATGTCTATCGCGAAAGAACCAAGAAAAGAGATGGCGAAGTTCCCATGGGACGCCTCACACGTATTTTCACCAATATAGATATAGGACTCACTCCAGGCGGGACAGCAAGTGGCAATTTGCTTGTAATTACTGGATTTATTTCTAATGTATCAACATCTGCAAATGCTGTCGTAACAACAACTGCTCCTCATAATTTGATTACAGGTACATCAGTGATTATCACTGGGACTCTGGGCACAACAAATGTTAATGATATTCATATAATTGTCACTGTTCTAACTCCAACAACTTTTTCAACTGGAGTTGATACAACAGGACAAGTATATGCTGGCGATGGTTTCTTTTTATCCAATCAGACACTTTTAACACCTGCATTAGAACCTTATGCGAGTATAGTCCCTGGTTCAGTCGTTTTTATTTATCAAACAATGCCTCCTATTGTTTTAACAGATAATGGAAATGGACTTTTAACCTCACCAACTCCTGGAAATAGCGGAACAATAAACTATGTGACCGGTGTGGAAACAGTTACTACAACTGCTCCTCCAGGTACATTAGTCATAGGTGGATTCAGTTATTATCCCGATCTTCCTGTCATGGGTATCCTAAAAAGGGATGTGGCTACAATAGGAATTGATTCGACTGTTTTCTTCGATACAAGATATGCCTATCAGTTTATTAATGGTTTTCAGGAATTAGTCCCTGGAACCGTATGGTCAGGAACAAATACAGATTTCTTCTGGGCTGCCAATTATCAGGGAGCAACCCCTGATTTAAGGTATTTTTTCGTCACTAATGGAAATATCGACATAGCTAATACTCTTTATGATCCCATACGTTATTACAACAGCACCACATGGACAGATTTACAACCCCTCTTGACTGCATCAATCACCCTTTGGCAGTCTTTAATCTTAATTCCCTACTATGGAAGATTACTCGCATTAAACACTTGGGAAGGGCCTACGGGCTCTACCTATACAGGGGCTGTCAATTTCTTTGCTAGATGCCGATTTAGCCAGATTGGAGATCCAACAGACCAAACAAATGGATGGCGATCTGATATCTTTGGAAGAGGCGGATTTATTGATGCTCCTACGAATGAAGCAATAGTCAGTGCAGCCTTCTTTAGAAATACTTTAATCGTCTTCTTTGAATACTCTACCTGGCAACTGCGCTACATCGGAGAATATGGACTTCCTTTCATCTGGGAACGTATCTCTTCAGATTTTGGAGCTGTATGCACATATAGCTCTATCGTTTTTGATCAAGGAGTCATGGGAGTCAGTGACCGTGGAATTATTCAAGCAGCTGCAAATGGTGTCACTCGATTAGACGATCAAATCCCTGAACAAGTCTTTAGCTTTGAAATTCAAAACGAAGCCCCTAATTTTGTTCATGGGATAAGGCATTTTGAAAGAGAACTTGTTTATTGGAACTATTTAGACACTTCGAACGCCTCCACTACTCAGAGTTATCCAAATACTGTCCTTGTCTTCAACTATCGAAATAATTCATGGGCAAAATTCAGAGACACAATTACATGCTTTGGCACTTCTCAATTCCAATTCGGTATCACTTGGGATAGCTTGACTACTTTCTGGGAAAGCAACGTTTCCTGGGATAACGTAGATGATCAGCAATATGTGGATTATGTGACTCTGGGTACTCAGCATGGATTCATAAACATTTATCAAAATCCAGATGCAGAGACTCCTCAACCAGTGACCACATTGTATGCGCCGACTCTTTTCATCACTGCTGTCAATTTCGCTACTCATCCTACTCAAGTCACCATTCCTAGTCATAATCTTCAGAATGGAGAAATAATCTACATTCAAAATACTCTTTGGAGTGGCATAGACCCAGGACTCAATAATATCATCTATAACGTAACCGTCGTTGATGCTAATACTATCACACTAGGCATTTGGGACTTTTCTTCTCAGAGTTATGATGCCGTCGACATAACTTCAAGCGCCACTTACATCGGAGGGGGAATTGTAACTCTCTTCCCTAAAATGAACATTCAAGGAAAAGATTTTAATCCATTTCAAGGAGCCGGCAAGCAATTCAAACTTTCATATATTGACTTCCAAATGGATGCAAATATCGCATCTCCTGCTATTGCTGCCACGACTATCCAGCTCTTTGTGAACTCTTATCTTGGAGAGCAAGCCAATTTGCTCAGTACTAACCAAGAACTGATCAATTCCTCGCAAGCTTGCGGCTTTATCACTGGTGCTACCCAAGCCAATCCCTGCCTAATTACAAGTCCTGGGCATAGTTTAATTACCGGCACATTGGTCTACATGGCCAACGTTCAAGGCATGACACAGTTGAACTCTGCCATTTATCAAATTACTGTCGTCGATGCAAATCATTTTACGCTGAACAATACGGATTCCACTGGGTTCAGCGCGTATACTAAGGGTGGCATTTGGAATACAACACCCATTAACGGTCAAACATACATCCCAGGTTCCGAATATGCATGGTATCGCTTCTATAGCACTCAATTTGGCCAATATTTACGCATAGGGATGACATATGATGATGACTTGATGAATCAGCTTGCTACCCATCAAACTCCCATGGAATTGAATGCTATGAATATTTGGTTTAGAGAAGGTGGAAGGTTGATTAACTGATATATATTATATATATCGAATATATAGGAAATATATAGAATGACATTCTCCAGCAATATACCTCTAGACACAAACCAATTACCTATTTCTTTGGATGTCAATCCCGACGATAACGATTTTGAAAATATTTTATTGCTATATCTTCGCAGAGTAGCAAATGCCGTCAATACAAAAGAAAGTGCATTATTTCTTCTTCAAGAGAACGCGAGTTTTGAGCAATGGTTTCAGAATGGAAATCCTCAGCAGAATAGAAATGGCTACAGACTTACCGCTGATTTAGTAGCTTTAAATGGCGGTAATATTCCAGCGGGTTCCACTTCCTTAGTATTAACCTCCTCTACTCAACCAAGAAATATCATGGGATATCTTTATCCTGTGCAAGGATTTGGAGGAGCTCTAGATACAACAGGCCTTTCTTATTTCTTAAACGATCCTGACATTTACGTCCGATATAATAGCTCGACAAATACAATTATTATTCAAAATAATTCGGGTAATGATCTGACATGGTGCGTCTGGGTTATGGAGTACTTAAAAAATTAGGTGATTAATTATGCCAAGCTTTAGCGACTGGCTCTTTGGGAGCCCAGACAAATTAGAAAAAGTTCCAACAGGAACAAAAGAGCAACAGCAATTTGGGGGGCATGATCTTATAAGCATGCTTCAACAAATGATGCAGCAAGGAGGAGGATTAAACCTTGCCAATCAATATGACAAAGGCTTATTGGGTCAAGGTCAAGAAGCATTCGATCAATTTTCATCTCCGTATCTACAGCAGTTTCAAGAAAAATTGCTTCCTCAAATAGCCGAACGATTTGCGAGTGCTGGGGCACTTTCTTCAAGTGGTTTTGGTCAAGCATTGGGAGGTGCTGCATCTGATCTTCAATCGCAACTTGCACAGTTATTTTCCAGTTTACAAGGACAAGCTGCTCAAAGACAACAAGGTCAATTTCAGAATCTCTCTCAATTAGGACTTAACTATCAGCCTTTTCAATATGTTCAAAAACAAGGTTATTCAGGTTTCTTGAATAATCTTTTGGGAGGTGTAGGAAATTCTCTAGGTCCTAATATTGGAAATGCTCTTGGAGGAGGAATCAGCAGCCTATTTAAAGGTTCGCAAGGGGGCATTTCATAATGGTTGGAGTAATCGCAAAATTAGAAAATCCTCAAAGTAAGCTATCTGACATGCTGGGTATGAGTTTAGGACAGGGGATTGGAAGTGGTCTAAATACCTTCTTTGCCAATAGAAGTCTAGAAAGCGTGTTGCATGATAAGGCTCTTGAAAGAGCTCCTCAATCCAAGAAGATGGAAGCGCTTCAATCTGCGTTGAGTCCATATGGAGAAAAAGGACAAGAAATCCTTCAACAAAGAATGCTTATTGATAAACAGGAAAGAGAAGAAAAAGAGCTTGCTAAAACAGAAGATGAAAAAGAGGTGTTAGGTCGTATTCTTGCTGGAGAGAAAGTTTCCAACAAAGATATGGCTAAAGTTAAACCTGAGAATCAATTAAAGCTTAAAGAGATTCAGCAAAAAACCCAATTTGGAAAGAATGTCTATCAAAATCTTATTGATGCGGGATATCCTGAATCTACAGCTAAACTTTGGCAAAGTCAGATAGAAAATTCTACGATTGGTGGCTTATCTGACACAATTAAGGAAGTTAATAAGCTTCTTTCTCGTTCTGGTCCAGGTCGAGGTGTTAACGGTGAAAATGCACCAACTAACCAATTAAAACCAAGTATAGACATACCAGGCACCAATTTAGGAGCGCTTGAATTAGATTTTCCTGAGCTACCCGAACCAGTTGGATTAAATTCCGCTGACGTCGTGAAAATGGGAACAGAACACAGGAAAACTAATACACCTCTTTATAACGATACTGTTGATAGATTGAATGCTCTTGATGATGAATATAGAGAAGTTAAACACTTACAGGAATTGAATGAAATCCCAGGTGCTTTGCCTACTGGCGCGGAAAAGTGGAATGTGGATTGGGATACAGGAGATTTACGAGTCAAAGCTTTAGCAACTCCTGAAGCTCAAGACTATGTAAAGACTATTGCTCGTATGGCAAGAAGAGCGAAAGACTTCTTCCCTGGCAGGGTCACTAACTTTGACTTAGATCAGTTCAAGCAAGGTTTTCCTACCTTGGCTAATAGTCCTGAAGGTCGAAGACTCATTGCTGAACAGCTTTCTTTAGGTAACAGAATTGCTTATCTCAAGGACGAAACCTTCAAGGCTGCCATGGATCATTATGGCTCAGGAGCTGATCCAGTATTAGTCAAAAAGTATGCAACTGAGAATTACAGGAAGCTAAAATCACAACTAGAAGAACAGCTAAAGCAAACCAATGCACGAGCTAGACAAATGGTTGATAAAGAGTCTAGCAAAAAAGGTAGACCTTCTTTAGATGAGATTTTTCAATGACCACTCAAGAAAAATATCACAAGGCAAGAGAGGCTGGGTATTCCGATGAAGAGATCATGGAATTTATGGCTAAAAAAGACCCCTCTTTTGAACAGAAAATGGTTAAAGCACAAGATGCTGGCTATTCTCCTCAGGAAGTACTTGGTTATTTCAATTCTCCTGCTCAGCAAAAAGAACCGACTTTTGGTAAATACCAACCTTATGCAGATGTAGCAGCCGAATATGGTTCGGACATTGGTAAACAGGCAGCTCAAGGTTTTGGTATTGGAGCTCTTGGAACCTATGGAGATATTCTTGATTTATTTGGACTACAGTCTAAAGAAGTTCTTCCTGGAGAAAAGGCTAAATATGGTCGTGAATCTGATATCTTAGATAAGATACAAGGAGGTGCAGTCCCATCCCTTGGTGAGTTCATGGAGTTATCAGGAGATGATGACATTCTTCCTCGTTATTCAAGGCTTCCTTCCTCTTCACAAGTAGAGTCTTTTGGTAAAGAATTAGGTCTAGTCTCAGAACCTAAAACAGCAGCTGGAAGATACGCAAGAAGAATTGGCAAACTCGGGGGTGGTGGTGCATCTTTGGGTGGTGGAGGTATTTTATCTCCTATCATTGCAGGGAGTGCTGGACAAACACTTGAAGAAATGGGAGCACCTCCTTGGGCTCAAGCCGCTGCTGAGATTGTTGCCTCTTTAAAATATGCCCCAAAATCTAACATCCCTATCACTTCGAAAAGTAAAGAAGTTGAAAATGTCATAAAAGATTTGAGAAAAGCTGGATATTCAGAGAAAGATATCACTTTGGCAAAGAGTGCTCTAGAAGATAGAAAGATTTTGAAAAAGTATGCAACACTCACTCCAGAGGCAGAAAACGCTATTCAACAAGGAGTAAAAAACAGTGAACAACTCTTCAAAGAACAAATCAAAAAAGGTCTCCCAGGATACGCCGAAGGGGGTATTCCATATCTTGAAAAACAAGCTTCTAGCCTTTATGGAGCTATGGAAGAATTGGCCTCCAGCATCGCCGTAACAAACAAAGAGCCAGTCAAAAAATCAATCCAAAAAGCTATTGATTATCTGGAAAAATATCCACTTCTAGATGAGCAAAAGAAATTCATAGAATTCATGAAAGATGGTCTTGCTAAGGTAGATAAATCCGATACCGCTGAATTTCTAACAGGATTCTATCGAAATCTTGGAAAAGCTGGTAACTGGGGAGATCCTAAACAAAAAGAACATTTACTTGGTTTAGTGAAGCAAGGAATTAAAGACTCGTTTGCTCAATCAGGGCCAGATGCTGCCAAATTCGGAAAGTATTTTGAAGCTACCAATGAGGGATGGAAGAAGTGGCTAAACGCCCGTGATCTCATGGAAACCATTGAGAAAACACAAAATGTCGATGGCATGAACTTCAAGAAACTCGCAAATGTTCTTAATGATCCAAAGAATCATGACCTTGCCAAGAAAGTTTTAGGAAATGAACAAGTAGATGGGATCAAAACGATAATTAAAGGCGCTGATGCTATTGAATCTCTTCTAAAACAAATCCCCAAAGCTGATAAAACTTCTGCTGCTATTAAAACTCTCGAAGGGGTTCGCTCCCTTATTACTGGTGATTTCCGAACCTTAGGCGCCATCATTGGTATTGAAGCTGCTAAAAAACTATCTACGAAACTTCTCATTGATCCGAAGAAACAAAATATCATGAAGAAGCTTATCATTGCTGCCAGAAACAATTCTCCTCAGCAGGCAATGATATTGGCTCAAGAGCTAGTTGAAGACGTTTCTCTCGAGCCAGAGAAGTAAGATAATTCCTGCAATAATCTGTATAATAATCATTTTTAATCCTTTAAATATTCTATTGCTCTTTTAAAGATCTCTATATCGTCATTCCATTTACCCAGTGTTAAATTACAATCACTGCACAGTAAGCCTCTTATTTTATTGGTATTATGGCAATGATCAACCGATAGATTTCTTCCATTTTTTTGTGGTTTAAGGCAAATTTTGCATTTCCGGTTTTGAAATTCATACATTTTAACATATTCATAAACATCTATTTTATAATTTGATCTTAAACAAATATTAAAATGTTTTAGTTTTGCAAGACATGTTCCTTTAGGAAAGACATGTAAACATTCATGTAGTCTTTTACAAGAGATAGAGTGTCGTGCTAGATTAGGTTTTGCTATGCCAATTTTACAATGTTCACATTCAACTCTCACGTTAAAACCTCCAGGTCTTTTTCCTTTCATGGCATACCTAATTTTATCTTTAGATTCCTGAGTATGCGGTCCTTTAAATCCTAATCTTTCCATGGATCGTACTCATTTGGAGCCGCCATACATACACCAATAGGCGTTAGAGTGTGCAGAATTTTTATTGTCCCTTGATGCGCCTTAAGGACTTCTTCAATTCTTTTGTAAGAGTAGGGTGATTCGTCAAGATCTCCTCCGCGCACTTCGACGCCAACTCGTTTAATCCAGGCATCGTGTTCATCTCTTTTGATGATTCCTTCTGTGAGCATTTTGCCTGTTTTTCGGCATCGTTTTCCTTTTGCTTGATTTCTTCCGAGGAGACGTCCTGTTCCATGCACTGTCGAATTAAGAGCCTGTGTACTCTCAGGTGATTCGATTCCCTCAAGTATGACGGAAACATCCCCCATAGAACCTCCCACAAACCCTCTCTGACCATGGAAAGCAGGTGTGGCTCCTTTTCGGACAACCCACAAATCTTTATCAAAATGCCTCTCTTTCCATGCAAAGTTATGGTGATTGTGGCACTCATCAACAATCCCTGCTCTAAGTATTTTGGCAACACGGTCGCATACCCAATCTCTGCCAGCGTAAGCATACTTACCAGCGAGTTCCATGCATTTAAGATATTGGGCTCCGAGGTCTGAATTTTCATCAAGAATAACCGGCTCTGCGTGGACTCCATCTTTTCCTCCTGCTGCTTTTATGAAATGAGTCGCGATACAATGTCCCAAACCGCGGCTCCCAAAATGAACGCCAACCCAAACCCTATTAAGCTCATCCGTAAAGATATCCACGTAGTGGTTACCTGAACCAACGGTACCAAGCTGACTTGCTGCTTTATCTTTAAGATTTCTGAGAATTTCCAGTTCGTCCCACACATGGTCATCGAAGATGCTATGCTCCACCTTCTCGCTATTCTTTCTACCGACGCCAAAGGAAATATGTTTTTGAACTTCATTCATTGTCCTATAAATGTTTGATTTAACAATATCGGCGCTAACATCAAGAAGAACAGCTTTATTACCACAAGCGATATCAAAACCAACACCGTTAACGCAGATTTTTCCTTCATAAGCGATAACACCGCCAACTGGCACAGAATATCCAATATGATGATCAGCCATAAGAGCCCCATATACAGCTTCATATTTCATAGCCTCCTTCATTTGGCTTACTGCCTCTGGTAATGCCTCACCCCATACAGGAATTTGATCTATCAGTTGCATTAGAAATCCTCATAAATGGGTTTTACTTCGCAAGCAAGACGATCAACTTTATCTAGTGATCCTCCATAATATCCGTTGCTTGCATTACGCATTTCAAGTTCACAAACTCCTTGGCTCGTAAACATTTTAAAAGAATAAACTTTCTCTACTTCTTGTTTTCCCGAAAATCCTTCTTGACCTTCATGGATTTCAGGCATATCAATTTGTTCTGTTTTTAAAACTTTTTGACCAATAAGTGCTTGAAGTCCAGAAATATGATTTATCCAGCTTTCTGAGCAACAGTCTCCCTCTGTAATATAGGAAAAAACACCTTGATCAGTTTCAAATTGAATACAAGTATTGGTGAGTTCCATACGTACTTCTTTTATAGTTTTGTCTACTAAATCTTCTAATTTCTCATACATTACTTCACCTGTATAAAAGGAGTTACTCCACTTGTTACTGAAAGAAGTTTTCCATCCCATTTCTGAACAGCTTGCCATTGGATCAATTCTGCCGTCACTGATTTTGATAGGAGATTGTTGGCTTTCGCTTCAGATTCCGCTTGAACGACAGCGCAACGTGCTTGTCCATCTGCCTTAGCAATCTGTTTCTTAGCCTCTGCTTCTGCTTCTCTAAGTTCATTTTCTCTTTGCTGGGCTCTTTGATTAGCCTCAATTTTCGAATTCAAAGCTGCAATAACGTTGGGAGGGAAATGAAACCTTCCGATGAGATAGATTCTAGTTATTTCAATTCCAATTGGACTAAGATCTTCTCTAACATGTCTTTCGACATCTTCAAAGAATGTAGCTTTTCCACTATATAGCTCTTCAATATGTGTTCTAGAAGCGGCTTTATTAATAGCATCGCGGATATAGTTCCTAATAAAAGTATGAGTAATTTCGTCCATTCCCCTTCGGTATTTCTGAAAAACCATAGGTATGCATTCAGAGCGAAGATGATATGTGATGCCCATATCAGCAGATACAGCCATACCTTCGGCTGTTTGAAAATGGAAACCTTCACGATCGCCCTCCCAGGTGTCATTTTGTTCAAATATAGGGAATTGATAAACGGTTTTCCAAGGAGAAATCCAATGCATCCCCACATGCATTTCTTTGGCCTCAACCCCTTTATTATCTCCCAATAAGTCTACAACCACACCTACATAATCAGGTGAGATCATTTTAAAACAGAATACCCATGCGGTAAAAAATATAATTGCGAAAACGATCGATAAAGGTTTCCAATTTCTCTTCAGCATTCCTATTCCTTGGTTTGTTGAGCCAGTTCTATTGGCATAATGTTCTTCATGATTAAGACAGTTTTTACAATAGTCATTTCCTTATCTAATTCATTGAATCTAGTATTCATCCAAAGAACAGCCGATCCAAAAGCAGTTAGAATAATGACGGTATCTACGTGTTTTTTGAACCAATCCATGTGATTAGTCTCCTTTTTTATTCTTTGGATTTTCACACATTCCCTTTAATTGCAATCTTTCTAGTTCGGATTCAGCAATTCTAAAAGGTGCTTTTACTCCCATGCTTGGTCTAGTAGCATAAATCTTTCCTTCTCTAATCGCCCTTCTAATACTACCTGGATGCATTTTAACGCATTTAGCGAATTCTTCTACTGTAAGAAAGTTAATACTCATAATTGCTCCTTTGTAACACAGATATCCTCATTGTCACATATTTAATATTAAACGTCAACCTTCTGTGATTCAATGAATATTTATATTGACCTCCATGAATTTTATGCAGCAGTTTTAAATTTTAAACCTTCAACAGGAGTATCTATATGGCTAAGATGTTTCAAGTTTATGGAATTGGACAGGCATTGATCCCTGTACTTCCACCACCTCTTCCTTTCCAAAATCCACCTACGGTTAACCAAACCAATTATGAGATTGGTCAGGTGGTTTATACCCCTGCTCATGCTCCCACAGCCTTCTACATATATGCAGGTGGAGGAAATTGGTCTCTATTTGCTAGTGGTTCTGGAGATGTGGTTTCCGTACTTGGAACAGCTAACCAAATCACCGTGACTACAGTCGCAGGCGTTGCAACGATTTCCCTTCCAGCAGCTATCATCACTCCTGGTTCCTTGACCACAACTACAAGTTTATCCGCTGGTACGACAGTAACAGCTGGCACCTCTATTACAGCTACTCTAGGAAATATCACAGCAACGAATGGTAACTTAGTCTTAACTGCTCCAGGTAATAAGCTTGTTATTGCTGCCGCTGCTCCAACGACTGACTCTGTAGGAACTACAGCAGCAATGATCGGAGGTGCCGTGACAATTACAAGTTCCGCTATCACAGCATCAAGCAAGATTATTTATTCCAGACGTCTTCTAGGAACTCTTGCAGGAAATGTTTCAATCACTGCTCAAGCAGGGGGTTCTGCCACTTTGACTTCGGATGCAGCAACCGAAACTAGCACATTTGATTATCTAATAATCAACTAATTGGAGGATATATGGGCTTTACTACTCAAGCAAGGGTCGACACTTTAAGGACATTAGCTTTTGGTGCTATAGGAGCCACATTTGTACCTGTAGGACCACCTCTAGCCTTTCCAGCAAGAATCATTTGTTTTACGAATACAGCCAATACAGATGTAATCTTCAGCATGGATGGGACGACCGATCAAGTGCTTGTTCCAGCAGGCAGCTTTAAATTATTCGATATTACAACTAATCATAGACCGGTAAATCAGGATGATTTCTGTTTTGCAAATGGAACGCAGTGGTCGGTAAGGTATGCAGCTGCGCCAGCATCAGGAGCGGTATACATTGAAGTCGTCTATGCGCAACCATCCTAATATTCCTGCTAATAATATAGCGGATAAAAGATTTGAAGCGCTTGTGAAGAAGGAAATGATAGAGCATCAGCATATCATTTCTTCTCATCATAAGGAAATGCAAGGCTTAAGGGAAACTTTGAGTCTTTCTATGGAAAAAGCCATATCTCTATCCGAACGTAATGAAATGGAATTGCAGGAATTTACGAACGAAACCACGAATCAAATCACTCGTTTAAAAGAAAGATTAAAAGCTGATGAAGCATTGATTCTAGAACAAAGAAAAATGATAGAAGATATGCATCAACAATTGCTTGGATTATACATTTTACTGGCTAGCAAAAGCGATGTGGAAAAATTAAAAAAGGAAATAGAAGTAAAGATAGATTACGGCACTATGAATCACTTGAATTCTTTGCAGAATTTCCAGTCAGAGATAAAGATTTTGGTTCAATCTTTGAAAAATGATCAGGTAAAATTCAATTTAGAAATAGAGAGTAAATTATCTGGTCTATCGGAGATAGGAGAAAACAATTTTTCATGCTCACAGATAGATAAAGAAGGTGTTTTAAGAGAAATTAGAACTTACAAAAAGGACATGTTTTATATCGAGAAGAAGATAGAAAATATCTATACCCTAATAGAAAGACTAAACAAGAGAGTTGAAATATGTCCCAAGCCGGTATAATTGATTTTATCGGGACCAATCCGCAAATTCCCACTGTATTTGTTGCCAATGTGGGAGCGGCCGTTCCGATAGCCAATACTCTTGAAATTTTAGGAGATGTAGTTGCCGCTCATGGTGTTCCTCTACAAACTACAGCCTCAGGAAACACAGTTAATATCAATGTTCAGTATGCATCTGCTGCTGGCACTTCAATTCCAGGCAATGCTGGGGTTGCTTCCTTCGATTCAGCTTCTTTCGTCGTAGATGCCAATGGGTTCGTATCTTTGACTGCAATAGCCGGAGCTACACAAATGGGTGTAGATGCTTCTACTCCTCCTGGAACAAATCCAGTAATGCCCAACGGTTCAGGGGTTATTAATGTCACAGGAGGTCAAGTCGCGGCAGGAACTACGACTAATGTCATTCAAACGAATTCTCTATCAGCCAACACTTATACAATCCAAATTCAACGAAGTTCTGCCCAAGCTTCTTCAACTATAGGGGCAAATGGAGTATCACATTTCAATAGCGCCTTTTTCTCTGTAGATGCCAACGGATTCGTGTCTATCGTCGGCACAGCACTTGGACAAACAATCACAGGAAACACGGGTGGTGCTCTATCTCCAACAGCTGGTAACTGGAATATATTCGGAGCAGCTGTAGCAGCCGGAACCACACCAGTAGCAACTGCAGGCGCAGGAAGCACTCTTACTGTCAATGTTCAAAGATCGCAAGCCATAGCGTCTACAAATGCGTCCAATGTGGGATTAGCAGCCTTCGATTCAGCAGCCTTCGATGTGGATGCAAATGGATTTGTTTCGATTGCAGTTCAGTTCACAGGAAATACTGGAACGGCGGTTTTCTCTGCTGGTAACTTAAATATCCTTGGGGCCAATGGAGTAACAACAGCTGCTTCCGGAAGCACAGTCACAATTAATGGCACTACAAATGTTCAGACCTTCGTAGCCACAAGTAATAACTATACATTTACTTGGACAGCTCCAGCAGAAAGAACTTTATACGATGTGCAATTCGCCGTGGCTTCTAGTGGTGTTGCGGGTGGTAGCACATATGCCGAGTTTGGTTTATTTACAAAAGTCATGACGCTTTATATGTTTCCTGCCACTGTTTCCGTTACTCCTATCACTATAGTCGCTCAACAAGCTGATTCAAATGGTTATTCATGTCCTATAACAGCTGTAGGAGCATTAAATAGCGGAATCACAGTTAACGTACAAAATGCCAATACATTTACCGTGGTTGTCACAGCAGTAAAAATAGGATCTTATTAATATGGTATCAACAGAAATATTAGGCACTTTATCTAATAGTCAAAATGTTTATGCAAGTGCAATAACATTTGATGGAGCAAACTTTTTATCTGTATATAATGATTTCACTGCTTGGAATCCCCAATTAGCTTTTGGAGGAGTGACCACAGGAATCACTTATGCATTGCAGACAAGTTCATATGTTAAAATTGGACGTGTAGTTTTTGTCACTATACAATTGGTTTTGACTAGCAAAGGTGCAGCTGCTGGGAATGCTTCTATTTTAGGACTTCCTTTTACTGTTATCAATTCAGTGATCAATAATACAGTTATTGCTGGAGTTTTAGGAACCGTCACACTCGGAGCCGGCTATACAACAGCATGGCTAAATTGTGTTGCAAATACTACGACGGCAGATGTAGGAGCAGGTGGAACAGCAGTCGCTTTGAAAAATTTGACCAATGCTGATTTTGCCAATAACTCATCTCTATATTTTACAGGTTTTTATTTTGCTTCAACTTAAGGAAAAATTTTTATGACTACACCAGTAATTGTAACACAATATACAAGTGCAATAGAATTTGATTTTGATATGAATGGGAATGTGATAGCTGTTTTGGCTAACACAAAAACTGTCGTTCAAGATCCAGATACAATGCAAGTAATTGCTAGCAGTTTGATGAGATCAAATATGCCACTAGATGAAGCAAAGCAAATTATAGCTAATGCTCAACAAGCTCCTGCATCTGATGTTCAATTTCCGTTGATAAATTAAATTATAAAATGTACACGTAGGTGTGTAAACGAAAACCCATAAAAAATAAGGAAATCACTTCATGTTAGATCAACTCAAAGCACTATTCAAAGAAGGCTTAGAATACACACATACTGCAGGACTTTTACAACAAATTGCTAATCTTACAAACATCGTACATGAACAGTATATGAAAGATGAAAATGGAAAAAATACTGCCATAGATACAATATGCGAAATTTTACAAACTCATAAAACTAAACCTGTTGTTGCAGAAGCTCCGAAGGAAGTGTCAAATGCCGTTAGTTAAAGGAAAAAGCCAAAAAGATATCAAACAAAATATAGAAACTGAAATGAAAGTCGGTGGCAAACCCCAAAAACAAGCAGTTGCTATCGCTTTAAATGAAGCCAGAAAATCGGGAGCAAAAATTCCTCGAAAAGGTAAGAAATAACTATGGACAAAGCAATCAAAAAAGAAAAAAAGAAAATGGACAAGGGCATGGAAAAGCTAGAGACCATGGACAAAAAGAACGACAAGAAGCACGAAAAGATGGGTATGAAAAAAGCCATGAAGAAAAAAGGCTGCTAAATATATGCAGCATATATAGAATCCCTATAGTATTTATATATCATAGGGATTTTGTATGATCATTGATTGAATAGGCTGCCTTCATGGAGCTCGTCCTAAGCTACAAGGAGGAGACCTTCTCATTGTTACAGGTGATTTGACGGCAAGAGATACACAGAAAGAGATAGATGAATTTGATTCTTGGTTAGAACACTTACCCTATAGAAAAAAAATATTCATAGCAGGCAATCATGACAATTTGCTCGTAGATGAAATACCAAGAAAATATTTATTAATCATTAGGTCGAAACGAACTGAAAGATTGGAATACCTTTGTGATTCTGGGACAGAGTTCGAAGGACTGAAAATCTGGGGCTCTCCCTGGTCATCTCAATTTCCTGGTATCAATCCTAAATGTTGTGCTTTTACTTATCCCTTCATGGATTCTATTCAAGATAAATGGGATTTGATTCCCGATGATACCGATATTCTTGTTACTCATACGCCTCCTTTTGGATTCTTTGACAAGATAAAGACAGAGCATGATGCTCATGTTGGAGATATGAATTTAAGGGATCAAGTCATAGGAAGAATTAAGCCGAAACTTCATGCCTTTAGCCATATCCATGAATGCGGAGGAAGTAAAATAGATACCAATGTGACTCAGTTCGTCAATTGCAGCATTATGAATGAAAAATACAGGCCTGTAAACAAGCCTGTGAGAATCATATTACCGGAATCTTAGGAATAGAAATTGTCGGGCTAACTGAAGTTGAAGGTGTTTGTTGTTCATCAACGACATCAGAAGCAGTCCCATCTGTATGCACCTGAGTGATTGAGTAAGTGCAAGATGACAATAAGAGAAGAAATGATACTAGAACATGTTTCATAAAACACTCCTTTTTTTATTGTCATCCTAATGTATAACCATTTTTTCTATGCAACCATTATTTTCCAGCTAGAGGTGGAATTCTTTCGGTATTTATCTACATCAATTCCTTGAAGCTCAGGAATGGCATCATAGTCCACTCTGCCTCGCATTGTAGTCTTCATAACCCTTAATCCTTCCCCTGAACAGTTCTGATCACCACAGAGCTTTAATAGTTCTTTTCGATAGCTTTCCTTAATCTCCTCCAGATTTTTAATCTGATCATTGAGTTTTCTATATTCTCTTGCATATCCTTTCCATGCTGGTTCATCAGACATGTTTTTATAGTCCGAATCTTGCAATGCTGGCGGCTCATTGAAAGCGATACATTTCAAGAAAGCTCGTGCCACAGGGATAAAGTTTTTGGCGAAATCAGCTTGAGGATATACATCAATGATAATATCTTTGGTTTCATCTTCACTACCCACTTGATAGAAGCACTTCTCAGCTCCTGTGACTAACAACTGATGTTGCATTTGGTCTAGATAGTATTGGGGTACAACACCATCTTTAGCCATTTGGTATAGTTTGTGGCCTCCTGTTTTTATCTCCAAGATGTATTTTCCACAGTCCGAGAGTCCATCCAAAGATGCTCCTAAGAATTCATATTCTGAACTCTCTACGACTATAGGAGTCATATTGATTCCGAATTTCTTTATGAATCTATCTCTGATAAAAGGCTCAAGCCTTTTACCTCTTTCCATGGCATCATTAGTTTTTTGCTCTGGAATCAAATCAAGCTTCTTTTGCCAGCACTTATATGCTGTTGACCAAGGAGAAGAGCCCAGAATAGCTGGGCAATCCGTTGCTGTTATGACCGTCTTTCTCCAAGACAGCCATTCTTGCGATCCTTGCTCTAATTTAATTACCTTCATGTATCACCTCACCTTTATCAATTACATGAAAGCTTACAATTCTTCCGGCATCCCTTTCAAACTTTACTTCATAATTCCTATCTGAAAACTCATATAAGAAAGTAGTCATTACAGTTGAAAAACCATCACTAAAGTATTTTAACTTACACATTATTGAAATTATGTCATCCCTGCTCAT